CCAGAGAGCTTGACGAGCTTGGCATAGAGGAGCTGGAGTCTGAGTTTATTCGCCGCAAGGATGCGTCGGACAAGTTTATGGATTTCGTCTGCTACACCAAGCCAGATTTTCAGCCCTCTAAACATCATCACTTTTTATCGGACAAACTGGAGCGGGTTATCGCTGGGGATATAACCCGCCTCATTGTCACTATGCCGCCACGGCATGGTAAGTCTGAGATGGCCTCGCGCCGTCTTCCTGCTTATTTTCTCGGGAAGTTCCCCAAAAAAGAGATTATTTGTGCCACCTATAATTCAGATTTTGCGTCGGAGTTTGGGCGCAATGTACGCGAGATAGTCAACTCGGAAGAGTATAAGAATGTCTTCCCTGAGCTATCTATAAAGACAACGGATAGAGCGGCCGACAGGTGGGCCGTACCACAAGGCGGTGGGTTCAGGGCCGCTGGCGTGGGTGGTGGTCTGACGGGTCGAGGTGGTCATCTTATAATTATTGACGATCCCATAAAGTCACGCGAAGAAGCGGATTCCAAGTTGCAGCGTGATCGCGTATGGGACTGGTATCGCTCCGTAGTCTACACGCGGCAAGCTCCAGAGTGCGCATTTATCGTTATCCAGACGAGGTGGCATGATGATGACTTGGCGGGGCGACTCCTCGACGATGCGGGAAAAGATGGGGAGCAGTGGGACACCGTTGACTTTCCAGCTATAGCGGCTGGCTCAGACACGCTCGGTAGGGATCACGGCGAAGCCTTATGGCCCGAATGGTTTCCCTTAACTATGCTGGAGCAGATACGCAGGACGGTGGGTCCGCGTGAATGGTCTGCGCTCTACCAGCAAACGCCTGTCGAAGAAGACGGGGCTTACTTTAAGCGCCAATGGATTGAGGAGTTCCAATTCAGTAAGCGGGACTTACTGGAGCAATGGGAGCTTGGACAGAAGCACCTCCATTTCTACGGAGCATCTGATTATGCCGTCACCTCCAATGGAGGAGATTATACCGTACATCTTGTAGTTGGCGTTGACGATGAGCATAATATATATATACTGGATATGTGGCGGGGGCAGGAGACGCCAGAGAAATGGGTCGAGGCTTTCTGTGACTTAGTGTTGAAGTGGAAGCCTCTTAGGTGGGGTGAGGAGTCTGGTCAGATTATCAAGAGCGTTGGCCCTTTTCTTCAGCGTCGTATGTTAGAGCGCGAAGCGTACTGCGCCCGCGAGCCCTACTCGTCTACTCGAGATAAGGCTACGCGAGCTAGGTCTATACAGGCGCGGATGGCGATGGGCAAAGTGTTCTGGCCAAGAGATGAACCGTGGGTAGGTGAGTTTATGCACGAAATGCTTAGGTTCCCTGCTGGCGTTCATGACGATATGGTGGACACTCTTTCCCTGATCGGAAGGATGCTGGACAATATGGCGGCAGCGCCAGAGGTGGATAGACCACCCAATGAGTCCCTTACACCCACTACTATGGGTGAGATTTGGCAACAACATCTGCGGAGACGGAAAGGTCGTACCGTACGAAGCGGAATTGTTATGGGTTGACTTATTTATTTTAGTCTTATACATTAGGCTCTGTATCTATACACTGTTGTCGCAGAGCAACTTAGGGTGACTACTTAGATTATGGCATCATATCCCAGCGATAAACAGTCGCGTCTTGAGTATTGGAGGCGACAGATAGAGTATGCCGAGGAACAGATGCGCCCGCTATGGGATGCGTCTGACATCCTGCAAAAACAGTACCTCAACGAAGCTACTACGGAGAGGGAAAAAATGCAGGAGCAAGGCGACCGGGAGGATCATGTATCCCGGATTAAAGCCAATCTTATATTTGGGTGGGTAGATCAATCTATAGCCAACCTCCTTGAACGCAATCCCGCATTTTTAGTTACCCCGCGTACTCGTGATTCTGTAGCTGGGTCGCGTACGGTAAAGCATATCGTTGACTACTGGTACCGTGAGACGTCTCAGCTACAGCAAGACGAGCGCATTCTCTTAGACGCATTTCTTGGCCCGTATGGCGTAAAAAAAATCGGTTGGACCATCGACTACGAACAGCAGATTCATGACATGGTCGAGCAGGCTGAGTTTCAGGCAGAGACGCCAGAGGATGAGATAACGATGCTCTCTGGCGGGATAGACACGCGGATAGTACGGGAGCAGAATCACGAGCAGTTTATTGAGCACCACACTCGCTGGCTACAGGATCCAATGCTGTCTGAGGATCTTCCCGAGGCTGGCGAAGAAGCAATAAAGCTTAATATCAAAATACGCAAAAAGATGCTGGAGCAGGGCGACGATCCTGATGTTAATACATCAATGTCATGGGAGGCCCCGTTCGGCATGCGCTGGCGGCCTAAGGATTTTCTTGTTGACCCTTTGGCACAAGATGGTATACGAGATGCTCGCTGGATTGCCTTTCGCTTCAGGCGTCCAGTAGAAGACTTCCAATCCAACCCCATATACGAGAATACCGACGACATAGAGCCGTCCGATAGACTTGAGGGCGCACCGGACATGTCTCAAGGGGCCTTGGCCGATGATGACTTTGGCTTAGCCGTTGGCTGGGAGATATGGGCGCGTAACTTTCCTGTCGGGAATAGACGCCGCTCTAATTTACTTATGACGTTAGTTGAAGGGCACGACGAGTTCCTACAGCATGACGAAGAGTGGCCGATTCCTACGTTGGACGATTATCCGGTAGAGGTGCTGTCTCTTAACTCCACATCTGAGACATGGTATGCGAAGCCCGCCCTCTTACTGGCGGGCGCTGACAACATTCAGTCGATAGCGCATGAGATACTTGATTCATACTTGTCGATCATACGGAAGCAGAAAAATGCCTTGCTTTATGATCGAGAGGTCATTACTGATGATATCATAGAAGAGTTACTGGCGGCTCCCGATATGACTGCCATTCCCGCACCGGGCCTCTCCGGGAAACCCGGTGCGGTCCAGCCGCTTCAGTTTGGAAGTGTCCAAGGGGATAAGGGTGAGATGCTGGGCGTTATCCGTGGGCTTTTTGATCAGGCCGCAGGTACGCCACAGCCTATGAGCATGCCCGGCGAGCAAACGGCAACGGAATCTTCTATTCATGAGCGTCGAACAACTGCGCGTGAGCAGCGCCGAGGGAATCTATTAAGTCAGCTACAGGTCAATACAGCCCGCAAGTTCTGGCAGATGACTGTATTTTTCAGACCTGAGCGAGCTGTCCTTATTGACCCGCAAGCGAACATGTGGATGAATGTCGATGAAGGCACGGCGAGAGGCGAGTATCGCTTCGCTATGGACGTGGCATCGCAAGCGAATGCGATTGCCTTGGAGCGCAAAAACTGGATGGACCTTCTCAACCTCTTTTCCGGTCTTACCGGGCTATGGAAAGAAGTGTATGGCAAACCGCCGAACTTGGCCGATCTGGCTAATAAGCTGCTTAGTCGCGGCTATAATATTCCTAACCCGGAAGACATTATTCCCGGGGGGACTGAGTCGCCAGAAGATGAAGACATAATCAATCAGATGCTTACTGCGGAGAATAGGGAGGCTGCTGGTGCCGGTGGCGCAGGTGGTCCTGATGTTGTAGGTGGTGCAGATTTATTTCAGCAAGGCGGGGGTAGGGCAGCGCCAAGTATGGACGGTCCACCGAGGCAGGTAGAAGAAGCCGTAGATGGGCAAGCTGCTATCCCGAGAGCTTTTAACCAACCGGCAGCGAGTGAAGCGCAGCAGTCGGCCAATGCGGAGACGCCATAATGCCCAAGGGTAGTAAGGGTAAGAAGCCCGAGGATGGCACGAAGAGCCAGTTAGATAAACTGCTAGAGCAACTAAAGGGGATGGGCGGAGTCTTAACCCCAGAAGAGCAAGCCGAGATTGACTCGATAGACACGGTGCGACGAGAGCAACGCCATCTTAAGATTAAAAAACTATTAGAGCGGGCTAAGAAGCGTGTTCCCGTGCCCATCCCGACGATGAAAAAAGTCAAAAAGAGAATAACAGGAGTAATAGCATAATGGCAAAAAAGCAAGGGGCTATTCGCGAGGGTAGTCTAGCTGACGACTGGCTTAAGGGCTTTAACCAGTTTATGAGCGAGCTGTCGATGGGGGAAACTGGTCCGGAAGCGGAGAAGAAGCGTCGGCTTAAGCGACGAGAGATGTACCCTGATATGCAGGCGGATGAGCAGAAAAAGCAGGACGAGGAGAACGCTCTTCCCGGCCAAGACCCCGATAAACCTAAGGAGTTTTCGGATCCCGAATCGACAGATCCGGTGCAGATTATGCGCCAAGGGGGTTCGGGCATGTCCACTTCGCCAAGCAACAGAGATACTCCTACGGCACAAAGCGCTAAAGCCTCAGCGGGTAGGCTTCTCAATCCAGTCCGAGATTCTAATAAGGCTGAAGAGTCAGCGGATCCATTTAAAATTGGACAACGTGCGCCGGGGCAATCTGTGGATCAAGGAGGAGTTCATGGGGGCTCCATAGGAGAGAGACCTCCGGCGAATACAGAAGCGGCAGCAATGTCTGATACGATTGCAGACCTTCAAGCACGACTTGCAAAAATGGAACTGAGTGCTGGGCTACCAACGGCACCAGTACCAGCACCAACGGCAGCAGAAACGGCGACAATTGGAGATGAATTCTTAAAACAGGCCGTCCCGACAGGCGCGGGCCCGGCACCGCCTCCGGGTCCACAAGTAGATGCGTTTGCGGATTCATTTAAGGGTGGTGGTCAAGCAGGTCCGCCGCCGCCGCCACCTGCAAATGTCCCTGTTTCACGAGCTGGAATGGCAGGCGGACGTCGAGGGATTGACCAAGCTGTCCGAGCTGGAAACGAGAAAGATGTAGCAAGTGGCGGAGGCAATCGCGGTCTTATGGCTGCTATTGGCGGCGCACTTAGCGGAGCCAAGGATGCGGCTGGCGGAGCACTTGGTGCGATTACCGGTGGGCCAAAGCCGCCCCTGAAGGCTCAATATAAAGACTTGACGAATATCGAAATAGCCCGACTTGAGCGGCAAGGCATCGATGTATATGAATCGCCAGAGACAGATGCGTTTGCGCGGTCATTTAAGGGTGGATGATGATACCTTTCATGGCAGATGGCTTTTCGGAACACGTTAAGCCCGACGAAGATTCTTTGCGACTTGAGCTCATAGAGCGCAAAATCATGAAGATTGAAGACGACGAAGATAGCGATGATAGTGGGATTGAAAAGCTATTGAGAGAGCGTCATGAGTTAAAGCGTAAGCGAAGAATTCGTGCCTTAGAAAAAGAGCTTGGTATGCTCAATGATTCCGGCAAAGAAGGTAAAGTAGGCAAGGAAGATAAAGTAGACAAAGAAGACAAACAGGAGGAAGAGACGTATGCCTAAAGTTGGCAATAAGACCTACTCGTACGACGCCAAAGGGCGCACTGCCGCCAAGAAAGAATCTCGCCGCTCCGGTAAGCCGATGACGACTACTAAAAAGAGTGGGAAGAAAAAGTAATGCCGAGATACGACTACAAGTGTTGTTCCTGTGGATCCGTATCCACTGAGTTCGTACGGTACGAAGATCGTGCTAAGGACAAGGCTTGCAAGTGTGGCAGTCCTTCCAAGTATGAGTTCCCAGTAGGAGCTGCCTTAGGCGTACGAGTGATGGAACCTTATTACGATGAAGGGCTTGGGTGCGACATTCATGGCCCTCGCCATAAGGCGCAGGTGATGAGGTCTCAAGGCGTCCAAGAGGCTGGCGATTCCGTGCATGGGGCAAGGAACTTTGATAAAGATGCTCCGCACCACGTTAAACCCCTGCCTCCACAGGGCATCGAGTATGCGCCAAATGTTAAGCGCGATGCTTCTATGGGCGTCGAGACAGAGAACAGTCGTGGCGAGTGGTCCAAACCCGACACGCGAGACCTTTAACTGAGAAACAACCGGAGACCAAATAATGACGCAAGTAACGGGATTTGCCGAACGAGAGGACGATCCGACCATTGATGAGAACGTGGGTGAAATAGATCCTATAGCTGAGCTACGGGACATGGACGCTGCGGAAGATCAACAGGAGATCGAAGCCATCATCGGAGCCCTGCAAGGTGAGGAGAGAGCGGATCCTCAATCTGAAGCTGTTGGAGATGAAGGGGCAGCACCCCAACAAGTAGCGCCCCCGCAAGGGGAAACGGACAATGGGAAGCGGCCCGGATTCGACCAATTAATCCGTGACATTGAAAATAACTTAGGCTCTGAGCATGCCGAAGTGGCCCGTATTATGCAGCAGGACGGTTCGCGTCGAGTGACAGAGGCAAAAGGCTTGCAGGATGAACTCCGAAGCACCCTATTGGATGTTAAGGAGCTGCAACATGAACTATCAACACTCAAGGGAGGACAACCCGCAGCGCCCGCACAGCAGCAGGAGCAACGGGAACCTCAACTCATTGATAGCGTACAACCCCAACAGCTTGAGCTTTTTAAGCAGATGGCTGAACACTTGGGGTATGTCAAAGAAGGCGACCTTGTAGAAGCAGCTAGGGCTGAAAACCAGAGCGACTTTATACAGGAGTCCATTGACAAGGGTATCAATGACTGGGGAGAGTCTTTTGGTGTACGCGACGACGATGGAGACTTTGTTCCATCCGACGAGGTAAAGCCACTACTTGACGCCGAGTATGAGCGGGTCATGGATGAAGACCGTGGACTTACCTTGAAAGACCTTTTTGTCCTTGCCAACCACGAGAAAATCGTAGAGGCAGCACGGCAAACAGGGTCTACTGGGTCCGGGAACACGCATGCGAACAACGCATCTCGTGCTCCTGAACGTCGAGAGGCAGCACGTCGCGCTTCCAACCAAGCCAATGCCAATGGATCGATGCGAAGTACCCCCAATATTTATAGTCAGGGGGACCGGCTGGAAGATGTGGTCGCTAGAGCATCATTGCTCAGTGCTAGAGCTGTCTCTTATACACATCTCCGAGCCCACGAGACGGACTCCTATCGCGTATGCCGTCTTC